CGATAGGTCCGCCCGCTTCCACTGCACAAGAGTACCCGCAACAACACTTGTAGGCTCACTAGCCAGCGCATTGTCTTGACTAAACAGGTTAACCATTACCACCCCCAAAAAAAGCGGAGTTCGTGCGCTGACATTTCTTGAGCCGTTTGCAGTGACGGCCCGGACGACGAATTCTGCGCTTCAGTCGAAGAGAAGGAGCAACAACTTTAGAAGCCTTAGCCATTCTACCTCCAACTGTTAGCGAAGCCACCCGATCCCGGTCTTCTAGCTAATTTCTTCGGATCAACCAATGGGTGCGGCTTTTCGGGCCTTGCCACAGGTTGTGCCTTGACAGCTACATTAGCATAGAACTTGTTGTAAACGCTATCCAAATTCACGTTCAAAATAGCAAGTGCTGCAATACCGTAAACTCGAACGTCGAGAGCTTCGTTTCTAGTGCGTGTTTTCACCCAAACTCTATGCGCAAAACCCTTGTTATACTTAATGATTTGGCGTTCAGCGGTTAACTGCTTGAAGTATTCTGGGTCACGCTCACTTGGGAAGTGGCAATAGCCGGGGCCGGGTTCATCAATACGCAGACGCGAATATAGAAGCTCTTTCACCGTATCAACACCGACACCGTAAAGCGGAACTTTGCCAATGTTGTTCTTTGAAGGTCTGCCAACGATAGGCTTACCTTCGCCACCCACCCCTTTGATGGCAAATACCCGCTGCCGAGTCTTGGCGTAATTGTAAACGGCCCTTGTGTGGTGACCACCAGAGTCAATGCAGGTGGCACGGACAACCAACTCTTCGCCGCTAGGGTGTTCGTAGGTTGTGCCTATGATGTCGTCTAAATCCTTCCAAATTTTAGGCGATGATGGGTCACCGTAGATGATATGATAACCGACAGACCAGCATTCCTCCTGCTTTGACCAGCCGATAATCTCGCATTCAAGGCGGTCATCCTGAACGTCAACGCCAGCCGTCAGCAAAACCACATCTTCAGGGATTTCGTCATATTCTTCGCGTCGTTCGTAGATCGACAGGTCGTCTACACCCTCTCCCTGATCCTCCCATGTCTCGCCAAGAAAGGTATTCACAAACGTCTTTAGGCGCATAGGGTCTTTGCGGGCGGCTAGGAACTCTTCCGCTGCGTCCGATAGAACCGACCAAGGGCTGTACAGTGCGTTCAGATGGAATCCAGCAACCCCATTGAATAGCTCTGTGGCTTCCCAATGACCCTTAGATACGGCCTTACGTCGATCCGCATCATCCCAAACTGAGCCACAATGTTCGCAGGTGTAGTGTGCAGTCTGGGGCTTACCTTCTTCCCAATGCACATTTGCCCAGCGAAGCTCCTGATGCTCACCGCAATCAAAGCACGGAACCATGAACTTGCGTTGGTCGCTTTCCAGATAGGCAGACTCAATCCGGCTGGCATCCTTGTTGGTGGGTGTCGAAACTAGAATAATTTTTCGATTCCAGAATGTAGCAGAACGCCTCTTTGCAAGCGCAACTGGGTCCCCTTCTTCGCCAGCAGAGGGCGGATACCTGTCAACTTCGTCACATAACACGACACGGATAGGCCGAGAGGCAAGGCCAGCAGGGCTATTTGCGCCCACCAGAGATAGCGCACCACCCGGAAATATCTTGTGCAGCGCCGTATTTCCGCTTTCTTTGCCGCGATTATCCTTAATCTTGTCGCGCAAACAGGGAGTAGAACGCAGCAAACCAGCCGTCACACGGTCCTTTGAGAACGACATTGCCATGTCCACAGTCGGCTGAAGCATCAGGATTGGTGCTGCATCGTGTGCAATGTGATAGCCAATTGTGTTCAGCAGCATCTCTGACTTACCCAACTGAGCGCCGCACATCACCACCACCTCCTTGATGGTGGGGTCAGAGCAAGCGTCCATGATGCCGCGTTGGTATTCGGCGCGAGATGTAATCCAGCGACCCGGCTCAGATGAGCTTTGGCTATCCAGACGGCGTTCAAGGTCAGCCCATTCGGCAACCGACAGCTTTGGTGGTGGTGTCAGCCGCTTAATAGCTTCTCTAAGTGACTCTGAAAGCGAAGCACGGGCCTCTGCCGTTTCAAAGTGCGGGATCATATACGCTCCGACCTTCTTGGACGACGATTGGGCCTTTTCTTGACTGGAGCCTCTTCCTCTTGATCGACTGACTCAATCGTTCCGCTTGTACTGATCGGATTTATCGATGGTTCGTAGTTCGCCATTTCAGATAAAGCCTCATGTATCTGCTGCTCAATGATCCCCTTCACAACAGCAGCATCATCTTCATTGGCTACCAATGGCGCAATCTTCGTCGGCAATGCAAGGAACTTAGCGCGGCAAGCGTTCAGCACATCAGCCCAAGCCTTGATCACATCTTCGGTCAGGCACAGACTCTGCCGTATCTTAGCAAGCTCCATCTCCGCAATTTCAGCGTCCGCGTTCATCTTGCGTGTGCGGGCAGCATCATAATCAGAGCCTAAGATGACCCCTCCCGTGCTATTCCGCTTAAACTTTTCCTGCATAAAGACCCTTTCTACGCAGATATGACATTTTCTTGCGCTGTTTAAAAGAGGGTCAGACTTAGTGATAAAATCGATTACACGTTTTCCTGTGACAGATTTCATAAGTCTGTGAGTAGATTGCTTGTAGGCTCAGAATTACCCGTTCGAGCATTCCCCTCAGAAGGACCCGCTTTCTGTCAGCGCCTATCCACCCCCTCCAAGCCCCTCAGAGCCGCGTACAAACGCAAGACGGCGCTCCAGCATGATACACACTGGAAACGCCGCCTCATCGCTGTACGGGCTTTTAAATAGCCTATCCTTTTAGCTCCATCTTAACGACCTTTTGCATGACCTTGGTCATTGGGCAGATACCTAGCTCAAGTCGGCTGTAGTGGCGCAGGGTGATACCGATACGCTTGGCTAACTCTTCCTGCGTTAGATTGAGTTCCTTGCGCCGCTCCTTCATTTCTGCCGGTGTCATTTGCGGTCCTTCCATTCACCGTAGGATGCGATGGCAACCATGACGAACAGCCACAGCACGACGAATGCTTCGAATGGAAGGTAAGGTGAGAGATCGAATAGCATTGTAGTTCCCCTTCAAGGTGGGGGCCGAAGCCCCCTTAGATTAAAACTCTGGATTGCGACGGCTGTGATGGCCTGAAACCAGCGACCACATACCGTTATTGATCCATGAACCAGACTCACGACGACGATAGAACTTACGGCCCGTGCTGGTGGTGATGAGCTTGAGGCTCTTGCTGATGGAGGTGATAACGCCGCAGGGATAGTAGTCACCGTTGAATGCGTAAGATACTTCATCGCCAACAGATGGAGATTCGACAACATCGTAACGCGGCGAAACCCATTCACCAGCGTCTGTAGCAATGTAGAGACGGCCAGTCAGCTTGGTTGCGCTATCAGCAATGTGCTGCGCATCTTCAAGGCTGTCAAAGTCCCAGCGATCATTCCAAGCCTTGCTGTCAGCACCAACAGGAAAGCTGGCAGCGATGGAGATGACTTCGTTGGCGTCGTTCAGGTTAAAGTGCAACATTTCGTATTCCCCTTCGTTTTTGATGAGAGAGGAATACACATATGACATAATGTCGTAAAGCAAAAAATGCAGTGGTGATGCGTTTTTTTAGTTCACCATGTGCTTAGGCATCTCGAACTCTAGGATTTCTGCGCATTTGCCAGCCCAGTATCCCCAGTCACATTCGACCTCTAAACCGCTGTCAGGGTCAACTAATGGGCGATTAATTGCCTCTAGCTCACGCAGAATAAAGTATAAATCCCAGATGATTCGCAAGGCATCCATGATCACCTCATCATCTTTATGGGATTGCGTCATCACTTGAACCCTACCTGCCGTCTCATCTGAGCGTCGAACAAGCGTTGGAAGTTAGCCTTCACATAACGCTGAGATGTTCCATAGAAATCGTAGATGGGTTTGTAGGTCGGTGCGGTCTGAGTAATGGCAAGCTCAACCGTGACTGAGCCAGCAGTCCGACGCGCAATGGCGATAGGCTCAGAGCCACGATACATGACGAAGAAGTCTGATGTGCGCCGCTTACGTTTGGCTGATGCCGTCGTCTCGTTCATGTTGCCTTTACGCTGCGCCTGAAGCTGGGAGAGCATCCGCTGATACTGCCCGCCATTCTTCAG